CGCCCTAAAAGGGCGGGGCTTCAGACCCATTAATTTTGGTGAGCAGGGCTGTTCAGGGTCTCATGAAAAAATTTTGGGCGGCGATTAAGCTCGGATGAAGTCTCGCTCGATAAAGATTTTATTGTCGGCTAGGCGAATCTCTCGGAAGCGCGGATCGCCGGGGAATTTCAGCCCGAAGGCAAATTGATGGTGTTTGCCTGGGGTGAGCAGGGTGAAGTCGAGGAGGTAGAGGAGGGCGGTTGTGCCGGAAAAAACCACACCGCCCCCGGTTTCGGTTCCGGTATAGAGGGCTTCTTCGTCGGCATCAAGATCGCTGGCTTTGATCAGCCAAATCGCATCGGTGCGGGTGGTGAGGTCAAGCCCGTAGGCGGTGAGCCAATCCACAAGGTCAACCCGGATCGGGATGTGGGTTTCGTCAAAGCGTAGGGTTATCGACATGGGTGGGGCTATCTAAACGAACGATTACAGCAGCGACGCAGGGATCTGAGATTGAGGGCTGCACGGTGGGAGCGGTGGGAATAACAGGGGTGAGGGTTGGCTCGACTAGATCCCCATCAAGGGGGGCCGGTGGGGCGGGGATGGGGGGCTGGATGTAGAGGATGGATAGCCAGTTACTCATCGCGCACCTCAATGCTCTTGATCAGGTTGCCATTAGTGATCCGCTTCCTGACGAGGATTTCTTCCGTCCCCGCTTTGTACTTCGTGGCGGTGGTGGGGGTGATCACCTCATCAGCGGTGAGCAGGTCAAGTACATCTTGCAAATTTACTTCGACCAGGCCGGTGCTGTTGTTGGTGCGGATCGAGACTTGGTTGGGGTTGACGACATCGCCTAGGTTGGTGTTGGCTCCTGCTAGGTTGACGCTGTATTGAGCATCTTCAAACAGCACTGAGTACCCATTAATCAAGACCACTACCCGCGCCAATGAAACACCTCCGACACTCACGGGCCCAACGTGCAGATGGATATCGGGGTATGCCATGCCGTTGGGGGAGGCTTCGAGTGTTTTCAAATTTTGGCGGAATTGGTTCAGATCCAGGAGGCGAATTTCCGTGGGGGTTTCCTGCACCAGGGGCATATCGGCCCGTGGAATGATAATCACCTGGGTCAGCCAATTGATCTGAATCATTAAGAATCTGGGGTACGGATGGCGGCAACGGAGCCGCCTGCGCTGCCTAATGTTGCCGGGGATTCAAAGGTTTTGATGGGGTTGAGGTTGGAGGCGGATCGCACTCTGACGAAGAGGGGGCGATCGCTCGCGTAAATGCTGGTGAAACTTTCGCTGCTGCTGGCTGAGAGCTTATCTAGGTAGCTGATGAAGATGTTTGCACCGGGGGCGATCGCATTGGGCAGGGTTCCGGTGAGGGTGAAGGTCGATCCGCTATAGGAACTATAGGGGATGCGATCAAAATTAGCTCCATTGAAGGCGCGAATTGTCCCCGATGCGGGGGTATCCGAGGGGATTGGGGTAGTGACGGCAAGGGTTCCCGCTCCGGCACTACTGCCCACCGCCGCCAACTGGGCAAAATGCAGTGATCCGCTCGATTCCGGCCCCACCAGAACGTAATCCGTCCCGACCCCCAGCCCCGAAACGGAAAAAACCACGTTGTTGGGGGGCGTTTGCGCCACGCCCAGGAGGTCGGTGAGCAGATCGGAGGCGGTGAGATCGCTGGCTTGGATGCCCACGCCGTAAGCCACGATGATGGCCGAGCCGGTACTAGACCCGATAAATGTGGGGGACACTGTGCGGGGAGTCACCGCACCATTGACGAGGGCGGTGGCAGCGGATGTAACCCCAGTGAGGGCTGTGCTATCCGTAGGGGCGATGCCGGTGAGTAATTGCAGGTAGATCGCCCCCGTTGTGCCATCGTCTTTCAGGGCTAAAATTAAGCCCGATCCGGCACTTGCACCGGAACCCCAAGTGATGACTTCATCCTCCAAAAAAGGGCCGCCCGATTCGCTGCTGTAGGCAAAGCTGTGGCTGATGCCCCGGAAAAGTTCGCCGTTGATGCCGTGGATGGTGGTGGTGGAGCCGCGCCGCTGTATCCATTTCGTGCGCTCGTAGAGGGCGTTGATTGAGCGTGTGCCTAGATCCCATTGGGAATAGTAGGGGCGCAACCCGTTGTTGTTGATGTCGATCTGTTGGTAGCCCTCGGTGTTGAGGATGTCTGTCCAGATGGCGATGGTGGCGGGGGCGGTTTGGTTGTTGAGGTCGGATTGGGTGGCGATCGCCGCCACGTTATTCCCCAACCCCATCGTCACCGTAAACTCAGCAAACGTATCCCCCATCTCCCGCGCCTGCACCCGGAGCCTGCGCCCATCAATATCCGCCCCAGCAGTCCGCACCTTGACAATCAGCCGCAGCAGGATGTTGTTCGCCGGATCAGCATTAATACCCGTACTCCAGTAGTTACTCAGGAGGGCATTATTTTGCACAATCTGCAATTGGGTTGTGGGGCTGGCCACACTCCCTACCACGATCAAACCGGCATAAATCACCGCACCGCTCGATTGGGAAATCGATCCATCGTAAAGATGTTGGGTGGCGGTGTCGTCAATGTTATAAGCACCAAGCAGGGTGATGATGTTGTCCGTGCTGCGGTCGGAAGGGGTGAGGCTGGTGATGTCGATCAGGTCATCGCCTGCGGCACTGACATCATCGGCAAGATTCTGTAGATAGCGGTGAAACTCCAGCACCGTATAGGTTGCCGCGCCGCCCACCCAGCGGATATCGCCATTACTGGCCACTGAAAAATCGTCTGCGATCATCGTGAATCCCTCCTTAATCGGAAATTAAAGTCACTGTCAAATCCAGCCCAACGGCGGTAATCGTGCCTGTCACCGATGCCGCTTTGTAAAAGGGCGGGGTGGAAGCCTTGCGAACCTTGCCACTCACCACTTGGGGGATCGGGCCGCTGTAGTGCGTCTGGGCATCCCCCGATGGGTTGGTTAAGGCATTGAGAACGCCGGGGATATAGACCCGCGCCCCGCTGATCGCTGCACCGCTGGCATCCCGCACCCGCACAATCACCAATGGCCCGGCAACTGCTCCATTGATCAGGGTGATCGTGCCTGTGGTGCGGATTAGCCCGGTATAGGTGGCGGCTTTGAGCGTGATGGTTGAGCCGTCAAAACTGAAGGCTTGGGGGGCGGAGGAATCCACCACCACATTGAAATTCCCTACGTCGATTTCACTGCCGGTTTTGGTGACGAGGGGGGCAAGCTGACCGGCAAAGTTATCCACGAGCCAGAGTTTGGCGCGATCGTAAAACTGATCTGCGTTTTGCACCGTGCCGTAGTTTGAGACAACGACCGGATCAGGCTCGGTAATGGCTTGGTCGGTTAGCAGTGCTTGGGTGTAGTCTGTCCCCCCTGCTCCCTTGAGTACCAGGGTGCGGCTGCTGACTTGGTGGAGATAGGAGCAAAAGCCAAAGAGAAAGCGATCGCCATCATTATTGGTCAGGCCGCGATAATCGTACCGGTTATTGGCATTGCGAAGCCCCCCAGTGTTGCGCCAGATCACCGCCGTCAAAATCCCCCCATCCGCCGTAAAAGCCCCTGCGCCTACGCCATCCGTGGTGCTGGCATAGGTGCGGGTTGCGGTGTAGCTGGGGTTCGTGCCGACTTGGTTTGCGCCCAAGCGGTTGCCGTGGTTGGTGTCACTGGTGAAAATTTTGCACCCAGCGATCGCCCCACCATTGGCATCCTCCACCCGCAACCGCACCCCCTGACGAATTTCATACAGCCCCAAGTTAAAAGGGCTATCATCCTCATTGCCCTGGACATTCACCCCCGATCCCCGCACCCCATCCACCAAGCGCAACCAGACGCTGAACCAAAAACAGGCTTGTTGTCCCACCAACCCAGAGGGGTCAAAATCCCGAATGATCAGCCAGGTGTTGAGGGGGGAGGAACTCGACGGATTAATCCCCTCCTGCCCCGGCACATCGTAAGGCTGCCATCCATCCCACTGGGCGGGCTGGGCAATGGGTGCGTAGACAAATCCCCGCGTCACCAGTCCGTTGATCGCAGTATTCGCTGACCGCTGACGGATATTCACCACCGCCGTATGTTGGGATATCCAAATCACTTGCCGTGAATAGGTGCGTGCCGTCGAACCCTCCATCAAGGCGATCACCCGTTTGGTGATCAGCGTCCCGCCGTAAAAATTTGCCGTCCCCGTAATCTTGAGGTCGCTCTCAGTCTCCAAAAACTGAGAATCGTTAGCGCGAGTGAACCTAGCCCATACCCCAGAACTGAATCGGTTTGCCACCGCCCCAACGTTGATCTCTTGCCCCACCGTCAAAGTCCCCGACACCGTGAGCCGGCCATCGCGCCGCCCCCCCGTGCCAAAAAACAGGCATTCAGTTTCCGGGTTGATGGTTAAAGTGCCGGCGATCGTCAGATCAAGGTTAGCGAGGTTGTAGACATTCTGATCCCCTGCCGTAAACCGGGACACCCCAGCAATACCAGCCAATCCGGCCAGATTGGTATCATCTGTGCCGTATTGGGCGATCAGGTTGCCAGAGAGGGCGAATGTCATGCTTCAGGATCAGCCTTGGCTTTTTTAGCAGGGGCAACGGGGATCTCGTCAATCGCCCCCAGGCGCAACAAAATAGCCGCCTCCCCCTCCCCTAACTCAACCTCCTGGCCCACCTCAAAAAGCTGGTTGGAGTGCAAAAGAGCCGACTTTACCAAAAATTTCATGGGTGAGAATAGATTGTAAATGTGCAACGAAAAATCGGTTACGCCTTATGCCACGGCATTTTGAAAAAAGTAGCCGCAGCGGGTCGAGACAATATGCTCATTGATCTTCTCGCCCACACGCACCCACTCCCCGCCATCGCCCCCCATCTGCCCATCTGCCACTGTCCCCGCATAACGAGTACCCAGTTGGGCAGAAATTCCCCAAGTCGGAGGCATCCCCACCGTATAGCGGGACAACGGATTCACATAGAGCAGGGATAAATGTTTGCCCCAGAGGAATCCCAAATTCGTTGCCTGTCCCAACGCCGCCAAATTCCCCTTTGCCTCGCCAACCGCAACAGTTTTGACCCGGAACAAGCTCGCAACCTGTTGCTCCGTCACATTCCCCTGGGCGGCCCCAGTGCCAAGCACCGCTTCGACAATTTTGCGGTTGCTGCTAAAGCTATCCCAAGCCTCAGCCCCAAAAACCATCGTATTCGGGCGCATCCACGGCCGGCGCAAAGCCGCCTTGATGACCGGAATCGGGTCAGAATCCACATGGCTGAATTGGCTCGTACCGGAGAGCGTCACCCGCAGATCCGCCGCGTACTGGTTTAAGTCAAACGTCAAATTCGCTGCCCGCCGTTCACGGTTCAACAAAATCGCATTGGTCGTGAACATCGAGGCCGTCTGTTCGAGCTTGAACAGTTTGCCGGATGCGGTTGCCAAATCCCCAAACGGCACAGGAGTCTGAAGGTAATGGTCGTAAACAAGGCCGGTTAGCGTTTCTGCCTCCCAATTAATCTCGTTGGGGCGTGAAGTCGGCCCCACCAGGTCATCAGGCATATTAAAAAACGTCGCGTCTTTAAAACGATCCCATTGATAGGACTTATCCTCCACCGGCAACCGGGGATAAATCAAATCAGCAATGAACGTTTCCTCGTCGTTTCGGAAAGCGGTCACGATCCCCGTTAAATCGGGTCTCTGAACAAACGGGCTGTTAGCCATGATTTAAAAATTAGGGTTTAGGGTTATTAATTCGGGCAGATCAGGCAGGGCACAATATCCCCCGCCACGCCCCCGCGAAGAACTCGGCCAACCCGCCAATTTATATCGGTGTTGACTTGCGCCCGGCCAGTGTTGTCCGTATGCCCTTGGATCGCTGTCCAGGCATTTACTGTTTCGGCGAGTTCGACCATGCCGAAGCCCAACATTTCCACATCGCAATCCCCCCCATTCGTCCCCCCCCGCTCCTGAACGATGCCCAGGGGGCCAGCCGCGTGGTTGGTGCGGACTGCGCCCACAATACTGGGCGATCCGGTGACGATCCGGTAGTTTGGCACATTACCGTCACACTTGAAATTTTTGATCATTTAACCTCTGCAAAAACAAGATCGATAATTTCGGGGTAGGTTTTCGTGATTCCCTGCGCTTTGAGTTCGGCGGTTTTGGCGGCGATCGCCGCTTCAACAGCCTTGGGGTCTTGGGCAAAGAGCAAAGGCTGATCAGCAGAGGCAGCCAATTCCCCAAAAACGATCTGGGGCTTCAATCCCCGCAGAAAATCCTTAAACCAGGCTTGGGTCGTCTTCTTCCCCTCCGAAAATTGCAGCGTCGTCGCGGGCAAACCCACCAAAAACTCCACCACATCAGGGATCTGCCGCGCCGTGAGCCGCCCCCCAAGCCCTTCACAGAACTTCAGGAGATCCTTACGTTGCATCTCCGCTTCCCGCTTCGAGAGAGCACGCTCCCGCGCCTCTAACGTGCGGGTGCGCTCCGCAAACTCCGGAGGTTCTTCCGTTTCCTCCTTGGTGGTCGCCTGCATATCCTCGACAGCCGCCACCAAATCCTCAATAGAATAGCCCGCATCCATAATCCCCTTAATCAGCGTCGCAAGGTCAGGGAGTTCTGCGGGTTTTTCAGGTTTTTCTTTTTCAGGTTTTTCGGGAGGCAGTCCCTCAGCAAAAACCAGCGGCACGGTAATAGTCAAAGCATTCGGCTCCTGAGCAAATTGAACATCCCCCAACCCCTTCACCTTGGGCGGGGTAGCCCCCAACCAGCCAACGTGTTTCAGGTACAGCTTCCCCGGCGTAGGGTTGTGGGGATCGTGGCGGTCATAGAGGGCAATGCTCCGCTTGCGGTACAGCCCTTTTTTGATTTGGTCAGCAAACTCCGGGACAATCTCATAATTTGGCGTAGCCAATCGGCCATCAACTCCCGTCACCGCATGCACCCAGCCATAGGCAGGGGCATCCGTCTCAGGATGACCAATCACCATTGGGGCTTGGTGGAGCTTGGGGTCGTAAGATTGGGCGATCTCTGCAATATCATCAGCGGTGTAATCCCGCCCATCATAATTGCCAGCCAAAAACAGATCCATGGAGTTCTGACGCTAAGTTATCCCCCATGATCCGCCCTCACCCCTTCGATTTTCAGGGTCTCATTTATCCTCAAAGTCCCTCGCCCTCCTTGGGAGAGGGATTTAGGGTGAGGGCTAATACCGATCCAACACCCCAAACGTATCACGGGGCCCCAAAGACTCAAACTCAACCCTCACCAGCCCATCCCCAGCCGCGTGCAACGCCAAGCCCAACGCCCAAAAATAATCCCCGTGATCCTGAGATCCCACCGCATCAAACCGAGCATTATTCGCAACCGTTGTGATTTTGCGAATCGAATGCAGCGAATCCCGCAGTTCATCGCGCACCGGAATCCGCAAGCGGCGATCCTCAAATTTCCGTTTCACATCATTGGCCATCACCGTCTTGATCGCCCCCGAAAACAGCACCCCCTCCATCCGTCCCCCGCCCCAATCCGTCAGCAGCACATCCTCCACCATCTTCTCCCCCATGCCCCCCTGATCCAGGCAACCCCGCACCACATCATAGGCAAGCGTCAACCGTCGCAATTCCGCCATCTGTGACGCAAACGTCGCCCCCTGCATCACCACCACCTCACGGGAAATAAACACATCCCCCACCTCCTGAATCACCCACATCACCGACAAGTGACGACGGCGCGCGATATCATAACCCAGATAACAAGGCCCCAAATCCCGATCAAATAACGCCCCATCCCCCGCCAAATCCAACTCACAGGACGCAATCAGATCCCAGGACAGCCATGCCGTCACCTCATCCTGGGGATTGCACATATATTCCTGTTGCCAGGTCGTTTCATCCCCCGCCAACTCCCTGGCTTCAGCCAAAAATTGAGCGCGTTCTGCCTCTGTCAGGGGTCGCTTGGCAATCAAATCCGCCAAGCCCTGGTCTACGGCTTGGGCGATCGTCGTGGAATGGAGGGCAAAAGCACTTTGATTACGCTTGGCCGCCTCGATCATCCGGTAAAAGCGATTCGCCTTACCTTCGTAGGTGGAGATCACCCGCAAAGGATAACCATGGAGCGTTACCGGTTGAGCCGCCCGCCACATCGCATCTTGGTCAGGATGCTTCGCAAATTCGTCTAAAACCACCTTCCCGCCCTTCGAGTTAAAGCGGGTCGGGTTGGACGTGAGAGCGTTGATCCGATGACCACTGGCAAACTTGATCGCCAAAACCCGAACATCGTTGGCATCATCGATCACCACCTCCCCCAAATCCTCAGCCACCGCCCCGATCACCTCAGCCCAGTGCTTGCAGTAGAGGATATATTCACGAGCCGCGCTTTCATCTGCCGAGGAAAACCACACATCACAGCCCAATTGCCGGGCCGCATCCCTCGTATCCTCATAGGAT